GGCTTGTCGCTAAAGAATATTTTAAAAAGAATTTTAAAAAAATTAAATAGAACTCCTTACGCTTCTCATAAGAACAGCGCACCCAGGGGAGTCTTCGAATAAGCCAGGTAGTGAAAAGGGTAACACATTGCAGGGTTCGACTCCCTGTCCTGGCTCAAAAAAAATAAACATGGAAAAGCTCAAGCAAATAGAAAATTATTAAACTAATGGCAAAGGTCCCAAAAAACAATATTGAAGATTATACCTGCGTAATACATTGGCAAGGTAGAGTTTATGAAGGTTTAGTAGTATCTTCTACAAACAATGTGGATAAAGGAAAAATAGAAAATGAACATATAGCAGCTATTGATGACGTGCCGGATATTGGTATTAGATTAACAAAATTGCTAAAGGTAAAATATTAGAAGATTGGAATAAAAAATTATTGAACTAATGGGAGCACCTAAAAATAACAAGTTTTGGCAGTTGAGAGAAAAGCACGGAAGGGATCAGATTTACAGTGACCCTAAAGAGCTTTTAGATGAATGCTACAAGTATTTTAAATACTGTGATGAAAATCCGTGGAATAAAATGGATGCCATTCGGTCAGGAAAGAATGTAGGAGAACCGATAGCAATACCAACACAACGGCCCTATACATTAGCCGGAATGTGTGTTTATCTTGGAATAGTTAAGCAAACGTGGCATAACATGAAAGAGAAAAAAGATTTTATTGATGTCATTACACACGTAGAGGAGGTTATTGAAACTAATCAGCTAGAGGGGGCTACAGTAGGGGTTTATAATCATAATATAGTAGCAAGACTATTAGGGTTGAAAGAAAGAACAGTTAATGAAAATATAGAGCAACCTTTATTTCCAGATCAAAAGAAAAGTGAATGAGCTTTCAGCGCACCACAGCAGTTAACAAACTTCTTAATCTTGAAAAAACTTACAGGATTATTCAAGGTGGAACCTGGGCTGGCAAAACTTATGGAATAATAGCCGTTCTTATCAATACCGCCATATTAGAAAAGAATTTAAAGATCACCGTAGCTGCAGAATCAATACCCGCAATAAAACAGGGTGCATTAAAAGACTTTAAGGAAATATTGTATCAAACTAACCGATGGAAACAAGACAACTATAACGGGACGGATAGAATTTATACATTCAACTCAGGTTCTTCTATTGAATTTGCTTCATTTGATACGATAGGAAAAGCCCAGGCAAGTGGTAAAAGAGATATATTATTTCTTAATGAAGCTTATTTCATACCTTTTGAGATTGCAAACGCTCTCACTGGGAGAACATCTCGAGAGATATGGATAGATTTCAATCCACATTCTGAATTTTGGGCCCACACTGAAACACTAAAATTCAAAGATTCTCAGTTTCTTAAATTAGTCCCGGATGATAATGAAGCAATCCCGGAAAAGATTAAGCGAGATCATCAGGAAGCACGCAAGAAAGCAAAATATTCAGAATGGTGGGCTAATTGGGTAAGGGTCTTTCTTGATGGTGAAATAGGAAAACTACAAGGGGTGGTTTTTGATAGTTGGAAGCAAGTAGATAGTATGCCGGATAGTTATAAATGGAAGGTTTACGGACTTGATTTTGGTTATTCGAACGATCCGACAACATTACTCGAAATAGCACTTTATCAGAATGAAATATATGTGAGCGAGCTATTGTATAAAACCGGAATGACTAACCAGGAAATAGCAAATTTCATAAAATCAAAAAAAATAAAAGAAACTATTATTGCTGATAGTGCTGAGCCTAAGTCAATAGAAGAAATATACCGATATGGGATAGATATAAGACCAAGTCAAAAAGGTAAGGATTCCATTGTGTTTGGAATATCGGTTCTTCAAGAGTATGGTTTGAATATTACGAAAAATTCCTTGAATTTGAAAAAAGAGCTTAATAATTACAGCTGGGATAAGGACAAGGAAGGAAAGACACTAAATAAGCCAGTTGACGCTTATAATCATTGTATTGATGCTTTGCGCTATGGTGCTGTATATATGTTAAGAAAAAAGAAAAAAGCTGGTAAGTTATGAAAAGAAAAGACAGACCTACAACAAATAAACGACCCACAACTAATCAAACCATTGTGGGTGATGTTCAAAGTCGTTTGAAGATGGCATCAGGACTTGGTCTGCAGTATGGTGGCAAGCGGGATGTATATGAATCACTTGGTTATCCAAAAAATGTAGAGTTAACTTTTGATGATTACTGGAAGCGATATGACAGGCAAGATATAGCTAAGGCAATTATTGATAAGCCAGTTAAAAAGACGTGGTCTGGGCAAATAAATCTCAGTATACCCGATCTGGATACAAATGAAGACAGTGATTTACGTAAAATGTTTAAAGACTGGCAGCGGAAGCTAAAATTAAAGACAAAATTGTCTCAATTAGATAAACTTACTAGAATAGGTGAATACGGAGTAATGTTACTTGGTTTTAGCGATGTTATGAGTAATGAGGATTTCGCTAAGCCAGTACAAAAGAGAGGTGATTTGAAGTTACTGTATATAAAACCTTTTGACAGCTACACAGCGCGGATATACAGGTATTCAAATGACCCAAACGATCCTCGGTATGGAAAACCAGTATTATATCATATAACATTAGAACACCCTGGAACAAGTACAACCAATACTATGTTAGTGCATCACAGTAGAGTTATTCATGTGGTTGAGGATTCTATATCATCGGATGTAATAGGCACACCAATATTGAAGTCAGTATACAACCGACTTATGGATATTGAGAAGTTAGTTGGTGGCGATGCTGAAATGTTTTGGCGTGGTGCTCGTCCTGGTTATGCGGCTAACGTGAATGATAATTATACTATGGATAATGATACTTTGGATGATGTTAAGGGGCAGATAGAAGAATTTAACCACGACTTGCGTAGAATATTAACCCTCAAAGGAATTGATATGCAGGCGCTGGCACAACAGATAGCGGATCCTGCGAATCATTTGGATGTCCAAATTACTTTGATTTCAGCAGTTACAGAAATACCAAAGCGAATGTTAATGGGTTCAGAGAAAGGTGAGTTAAGTTCATCACAAGATCAAAATCAGTGGTTATCACTCATCACAAGCAGAAGACAAGAACACTCTGAACCAAACATAGTTCGTCCGTTTGTAGATCGAATGATTGATTTTGGTATAGTTGAAGCAGATAAGGACGAGTATGTGGTTGAGTGGGAGGATCTATTTGCTCCATCAACTGAACAGAAGGCAAAAGTAGGTAGTACAAGAGCGGAGGCGTTAAAGAAATACGCAAGCGAAGGCCTGGCTCAATCAATCATCCCACCAAGGGCGTTTTTCAAAGTCATGCTAGGTTTGGATGATGACCAGATAGAGATGATTGAGCAGTATATGGAAGATGAGATTCGGGTAGAAGATAATGATATGGAAGGAACAGAGCAAAATACAGAGGGTGAAGATTAATGGAAACTTGTGTACTACATACCAGACCAACAATTTATGCTACAACAGAAGGACGAGATCCTTCCCGCACTACTACACTGCGTAATGTATTTGCTGGGAAGATGAGAAAGCGATTTCGTAATTTGCGTGGTGTTATTAGAGAGGCGATAGTTACACAGGATTGTTTTGGTTTGCAAGAGGGCATCGCTACCCAGCAAATGACAGCGCCTGGGCGCAGAGCTTTTGATTTCCCACGTTCATCACAGAAAGTGAGTGCGTTCATGGGGTGGTTACAGCAACAACAAAGGAATGGCATATTAGAAGTAACCGATGCAACGCAAGTTGGTAATTCAGTGGATTCAGCTTGGCACAACAAATATATTAATGACTCTTATAAGCGCGGTGTACAGCGGGCACGTGGACAGATGAGAGAACAAGGGATGCACGTTCCAACAATGGAAAATACTGGCGGTATTGAAGCCACTATGCAAGCTCCTATTCATGTTGATCGAGTTGGATTGTTATATACCCGTACTTATGAGGAGTTGAAAGGTATTACTCAGGCGATGGATCAACAAATCAGCAGGGTTCTGGCACAAGGATTAGCAGATGGAGATAATCCGAGGTTGATTGCGCGTAAGTTAAACTCTGTGATAAACGGAGCGGGACAAGGTGATTTAGGGATAACTGATGCGTTGGGTAGGCGTATTCCACCTGAACGCAGAGCAACTATATTAGCCCGTACTGAAGTAATTAGGGCTCATGCAGAAGGTCAGTTGAGTGAGTTTGAAAATTGGGGAGCGGAAGGAGTATCAGCGAAGGCAGAGTGGGTTACCTCGGGTGATCAAAGAGTTTGCCCTGAGTGTGCATCGTTAGAATCTAGTGTGTATACTATAAAACAAGCACGTGGAATGATACCACTTCATCCACAGTGTCGTTGTATATGGATACCGGTAAATCAAAATCAATAACTATGCCTTGGACTATATCAGACGTAGATAGATTTAACAGCGGATTAACCCAATCTCAGAAAAGGCGATGGGTTCGAATAGCAAACAGTGTTTTGCAACGTTGTTTAAACAATGGAGGTTCTCAGGATGAGTGTGAGGCGTCTGCAATACGACAGGCAAATGGAACAGTCAATAATAACTCACAAGATATGAACAAGATATTATACATACAAACAAACAACCGTTACTCATTAAGACGGGTGGAACATCAGGGCAGGCAGCACTTGGTTGTCCCTGTGGTTATGATGGTTGAGGGAGTTCATTGTGGTTCACATGGAGCAATATTCCACCCAGCTGAGGAGTTGGGTAGATTCACTGCGTCGTGGGATGGAATTCCTGTTACCATTGATCACCCATCTGATGACAACGGTCAAGG